ATAGGTAAACGTAAACAAGCTGGACGACCTATGAGTCAATGGACTAAAGACGGTCAATTAGTTCGTAGATGGCAAGGATATTGGCAGATATGTTTAGAACACAATAAACCTACAGCCGGTATGGGTAGTATAATGGCTAATGCTAATCATAGATGTAAATCAGCTTACGGTTATATTTGGAAATACGATGATGTATGAATATTGAACTCTTTACGCCATTTCCTGCACAGCAGACTTTTATTGATAAATTTGTTACTACAGATGACTTATTCGGCGTATTAGTAAGTCCGCGAGGATCCGGTAAAACATTAGCAGCAATAAATTACTGTTTATGGTGGGCATTACAAAAAAAGAATCTAAAACTAGGTTGGTGTAGTCCTACATTCTCTCAAGCTAAGAGTGTATTAGATCAAATAGTAGCAGCAGCACCTGACTTAGTAGTATCTAGTAATAGACAAGAAGCTACAATAGTTTTTATAAACGGGTCTAGTATTAAGTTCTTATCAAGTGATTCAGCAGATAATATTAGGGGATTTAGATTTAGCCATCTTATTATAGATGAAGCCGCTTATGTCAAGCAAAGTGTTATAGATACTATACTACTACCTACTCTTAATCCTAACGGTAAAAAATGTTTATTAGTAAGTACACCAGCAGGTCGTAATCATTTTTTTTCGTGGTATATGAAGAACGATGTAGTAAGCCATAGAATTACATTAGAGGAATGTCCATATATTAGTAGAACATTATTAGACGAAGCTAAAGCATCTTTACCAACAGATATATATGCTCAAGAATATCTTGGAGAATTTGTAGATAGTGCTAATGATGTATTTAAGTCTATATCTAAAGTAGCCTTTGTAGGCGAGTATAGAAAAGGAGGTGATGCCTATATAGGGGTAGATACTGGTCTATCAGATGATGCATCAGTACTAACGGTCATCTCTCCAATAGGTAGAGTAATGAATATGGTTACATTACGTAATACAGATATATCTACCGTAGCCAATACATACATAAGGGAGTTACAAGGATACAATGTAGTAGGAGGTAATATAGAAATAAATGGAATAGGAAGAGGAGTATATGACCTTATGAGAAATAAGTTTAGAAGAGTAAAAGGTTTTACTACAACACAAAATAATAAAACAGAGATGGTTCGAAAATTAATTAGTGACATAGAGACATGTACTATAGAGTTACCATCAGAAGAACTATGTCCTGATCTACATAAAGAGTTTGCTACATATACATACAAGTTAAGCCCTACTGGTAAATTAAGCTTTGGACATATGAACGGTGCAAAGGATGACCACATAGATAGCTTACTATTAGCCAATTATGCTAGAGTACAGTTTATGGAACGTAAACCAATAACTATAAGAGGAAGAAAAGGAGTTAGTGCTTCTTTTGGACGTCCTAAATAACATAGGTCCTTTTGATCAACATAATACTATTTATTACAAATGGCAAATAAAGTTAAAAGCTTAAAGTTACAAATCCCGGAGTACATCACTGTAGATAAATACAGAGAGATTAACTCTTACAAAGGTCAAAATAAATTTGGTAGATTAGTATACACAGTAGCTAAACTAACCGGAGAACCTTTCGATGAAGTTCGTCTATGGGATTTAGACAGTTTAACTAAAGTTAGTAACTTATATGCCGGTATTGCTGACCATAATAATTTCTTTTATCCTATAATAAAATGGAGAGATAAATTGTATGGTTACTCAAGCATACGTAAAGCTACTTTAGGAGAGTATATAGACTTAGAAACCTATTGTAAAGACTTAGAAGAGAACATGCATAGGGTAGCTGCTATACTTTACCGACCTATAGAAAAACATAGATTAGGTAATTTATCGTTTGATACTAAACAAGGCATTGAAGTGGTTAACAATAAAACCGATAAAGTGTTTGATAAGTATACAATCGAAAAATACGACTCGGATAAGAGAGCAGAGATAGAAGATGATTTTAAAGACTTTCCAGTTCATTTGTTTTTAGGTAGTATAAGTTTTTTTTTGAACACAGGAAGCCTATATTTGAACAATACAGCTTTTTTGAGGGAGAAGATAACTTGGACGCAGAAGACGAAGAACGAGATAATAATAATGGAAAATCTTTTGGCCAACACTGGGGATGGTTCGCAACGCTTTACCAACTCGCTAAGACCAATGCACTTTCAATCACTGGAGACAGCTGTATAACTGACTTAAATCTTTTATTCGCATTAAATTATTTAGAAATCGACAAAGACTACAATCATGAAATCGAAAAAGAAAAGAATAAGCAAATCCAGCAAGCAAGATCTAGATATTAAGAAAATCTTAGTAATAGATGCTGCTGATGTAGATAAAAAATACCCTATGATAGATCGTAAGGCTACTCAGAAGGAGATAGACATTGATAAGAAGATAAGAGAGATGTTAGCTACAGGACACTATAATCTAAACCAAATAGCAGGAATGCTAAAAGGTGTTAACCTTGAAAGAGTTAAAAAAGTAAACAATGAGCGTAAATAGAATTATACGTAATCCACGTTACGAAGAAGTAGTAAATTTAGTTAAGAGTAGATGTGATGCACATTTAGCCATAGCATCGTTTGAAACCGGTACTATAGACTTCTTAGATTCATCAGCCGTAAATAGAAAATACCCTTATATATTTCTTAGACCAATGAATTCTGTGTATGCCGATAGAATGCGTACACTATCTTTTGAGATGTATAGCTTAGATCAACCAAATAATAAAACACAAAGTCATTTAGAGTTAATGTCTAATACTGAAGGATATGTATTTGATATAATGTCTTACTTTAATTTTGGTCCTGATGATATACAACAGAACTACGAAGCTTCTTTGACGTCATGTGTGCCTGTAAATGAAGGCTTTCAAAATAGAGTATACGGATGGGTTGCTAGTTTAGATATATCTACTCCGTTTAATTTAGACTATTGTGTATTCCCAGAGTATCCGTAATATATGAACTTAACTGTAGTAGCAAATAGATTAGCAAGTCTTATAGGAGAAAGACAGAAAAAGTTAGCACCTCGTAGAACTGGTGCTTTAGCTGGTTCTATTAAGACATTAGTAGATGAATCTAAGAATAAGATTACAATATCTACTTCTATGGTTGACTATGGATGGGATCAAGATAGTGGGGTACAAGGAGTAAAGAAAAGAATAAATAAGAACCCTCAAAGTTTTCAACCACCTAAAAAGTTTAGCGGTAAATTTAAAATGATTGGTAGAGCAGTATTTCCTCCATTTACAGAAAATGCACCACAAACTTATGCAATAAGAACAAGTATATACAACAAAGGAATAGAGCCTCAACCTTTTATAGTACCGGCAACACTACAGGTAATGGATAGAATAGGTTATCAATTATTAGCAGATAACATAGCAGATAACGTAGCATTAGAGTTTAAAAAATTATAATGGCAATAACAATTATAAAATATCCTACAGACAACAACGGATTATCTCCTCAAGTATCTAAAGCTCCTTTAATATTTACTATTAGTTCATCTAATGTACCTCAATTTCAGTTTAGATATATTGCTGATTTATACGAGAGTGGTAGTACTACAAGACTAGCAAGATTTAAGTATCCTCAGAATAGTTCAGGTACTGCTAATATAGACTTATCAAGACCCATAAATGATTATATGGAGACTGATTATAATTGGGCTATTAGTGGTAGTCAAATATATAGTAGTTCTTTAACTGCTAAAAGATTTCAAATAGAGTTTGGAGAAGAGTATGGAACAAGTTACGATAGTGCTGTAACAGTATTTGCAAATCAAGCAGAGTGTCAACAATCTATGTTAAAAGGAAATATACAATATCCTTCGCCTTCTAACTTTGACGGTAATACAGGTCAAATAACATTAGCTACAAGCTCTTTACAGTTTAATTACTTACCTTATGCATGGAATCCTTCACAACTTGATAATATAGATATAGTAGCATATTCAGACGGTACTTTAACTAATAATCCTAATATGTTAAATAGTCCTGCTACTTCTAAGTACTATATAGAGCAAGATGTATTTTCAGGAGCTTTAAGAACTAACACTCTTGAAACGATATATGATACAAGTAGTATAGGATGGTATGTAGCGCAACCAATAGGTCATACAGATTTAGGTACAGAGACTTATTATTCAGAATACCTTTCTGCCGGTAGTTATAATTTTACAAGAAATATTGTAATATATGACGATAATAATAATCCAATAGCAAGCGCTAGCACTACAACTACTAACTTAGATAAACAAGCTTTATTATCTTTTCCAGTAGGTATGGAACAAATGGGTGGTATAGTAGACACCTCATCTGGTAATCCTATATCTAGTAGTGTATCAAGTTCAGCACAATGGAGTTGGTATCAAAGTAGCGTAAGAAAAATTGGACAGTATAATGCTGGTTTTAATCATTACTATTACAACGAAGATAAAGGACCGGAAACTATGTTTGCTAAAGATACAAGATTTATTAGTTCTTCTATTAGACCAGGACTATGGCAATCAGGTAAATATTACCCAACTTACTGTAACGGTGAAAAGACAAGATTTGCATTTACTAATTCATTTGGCTGTTGGGATTACTATAACGTATATATGCCTACTCGTAGATCTACTAAGATAGATAGAAAAACATACGAACAAGAAAGCATAAACCTAAATGACCGTGTTTATCAATATAACGTCTCTAATAGAGGTGAATTACAATACTATACAGAATATACAGATGAATTCGAAATAACGACAGACATAATCGATGCACAAGAGTCACGATGGTTAGGAGAGATGTTCGAGTCAACAGACGTATTTATACAAAGCGGTAGTGATTTTATACCAATTAACATACTTAATAAAAAGGAAACTATAATAAATAATACTGCAAGAAATAAGAATTACCAATATACAATAAAATACCAATTTAGTAATTTAAGAGAACCGAGATAATGGCATATACTATAACACAGAAACCAACTACACCAAATGCAGCATATACTAGATTACTGTACGTAGTATCAGGTAGTACTAATACTGCAAAGCCTCAATTTCAGTATGTTATGGATGTATATGAATCTGGAAGTACTGACCTTATAAAGAGAAACTTTAGTCCAGTCAATCCAGCCGGTGTATCTGTATTTGATCCTTCTAGAATTATACAAGGACGATTAAAAGAAGAATTTAGTTGGGATATTCCATATCCGCAACCTTATGTTTCTAGTAGTAAAACGTTTACATTAAAGTTTGGAGAAACCTACGCTACGTCAATCTCATCTAGTGCAGCAATAATAGATGACGTGCAACAGACTAATACAGAAGTATTTAGAGGAGTAGTTGAACCTAATGCAGGAGCATTTGATTGGGATAGTAGTAGTTATGCTGTATTAAGCAATATGCCTGCTACAATGTCAATGCAAGAGAATGAATATTTAACTATAGGAGTGTATAATAACTCAGTTAACTCTATAAGCAGTAGTTTATATAGCGGCAGTACTAAGATTAATGAGATTAATTATACTATATCCGATAAATTTAGTACCGTTCCTTTAAACCTTTTGCTTTCTGGTTCTTGGAACTATGCAGAAGTAAATGTAAGTAGTTCAATAGGTACACAAAGTTATAGATATGAAGCTAAAAAAGATAATTGTAGAGAAAAAGTTAGGTTTGCCTTTATTAATAAATTGGGTTCGTGGGATTATTTTACAAATTTTAACCCGGTCCGTGAAGTTATTGAAGTTGAACGAGAGCAATATACTGCTGCTAGGGTGGATTATTCTAGTCTTACTTCTACTTATGATATAAGCCGTAGAGGAGTTAAAGATTATCACAATAGTACAGATAATATATTTACTGTAGATACCGATTACTTGGATAAAGAAAATGCTAATTGGTTAGAAGAATTAATAGAATCTCCTTCTGTTTATATTCAAAGAAATCCTGGGGATATGATTCCTATAATAATTACTGATAAAAAATATACTTCTAATACTAATCAAGCAAGACAGAAAGTATTTAAGTACACTATAAACTTTAAACCAGCAAATCAACCATTTGGTAATTGGATACCAGAGTATGAAAGCATAGTAAATGAAGCAGTTTATGATTTTAAGGTAAGGGGAGTAAGCCCTATATACTGGTGGGACTTTACTGAAAGTTATACTGGTAACTTAAGGTTTTCAAGTGGTAACGAAATATCTGAAGTACAAAGTAAGGGTCAGTCAAATGAAATACTATATACCATTACTGCTGAAGGTCAAAATAAACCAACATTTGACTCTACTAATAGGTTAAGTTTTTTTAGTGAGAGTAGAATGAGAATGAATGCGTTTGATACCGGTAGTTATTTTGCTAATGATTTTAGTAAGTTTGACGCCCCAGCATCTAAAGACTTTACTCTAGTATCTTTTATACAACCAAATTTTGTAAATGCAACATCAGCATCTGCAGTAGTAAGTTTTTCAGATTCTAACACAGCTGCTGGTACATCTCAAGAAAACTATGTAATATTAACAAATAGTGGTTCTACTTCTATACAAGATGAGAGTGCCTATTACGGCGGTAGAACAGATGCTATTTTAAATATGAAAGCTATTGGATTTAATTCAGGACAGTATTATTCATATAGCGGTTCAAGTGATACAAGTCCTTGGCATTCTCAATTCTTTTTAGCTGAAAAAACAAGTGGTAGTGCGTTAATTGACTTTACTCAAACAAGAGATACTACTCAAAGCTTTTCTGGTCAATACTCTAACGGTACCTTGTCTAATAGTACTTACTTTAACTTAGGACAACCTGCTAATGGTGATGGAGAAGGAATATTAGGCTTTGCTCATGTTTTGCTATACGACTTTATTTTAAGTAATGCAGAAATGGAAGAAGTAATAGAAACATTTAAAAACTCACTACCTTACGGTTGGGAAGTTAATCCTACAGTATAATGATAAACGATTTAATTTTAAGAGTAACATATGACGGAGTTGTAACAGACTTAGACGTAGATGGTGCTATACCTTTAAGACTAGATATCTCACAAGTTGATAATCAAGAGATAGGAGAAGTATTTGGAGTAAGTTCTCAAAAGTTTAATCTACCAGGTACCAGTACTAACAATAAATTCTTTAATCATGGCTACTTAGAGTCTGCCATAGATGTACCGGGTTTATATAATACCGTAGACTGTTCTGTATTACGTAACGGAGAGACGCTCTTACAAGGTACGTTACAGGTAAATGATATAATTACAAGTGATAGCGGATATATAACTTACGATGTTACGGTAAATAATAAAGTAATACAGTTTAACGAAGCATTAAAAGATAAATTTTTATACGAAGGTGACTGGAGTCAATACAATCATACTTTAAGTACAGATAACATATTTAAAAGCTGGAACCCAAGAAGCGGTAGTACTAATTCATTTATATTAGACTCTGGTAAAACAGGTTCAGTATACTATCCTTATATAGACTTTGGATTTGATAGTGTATTTAGCTGGCCAAATTATCCTATTATATCAGCAGATACTATAGTAGGTAATAGACCAACTTCGGGTAGTACTGCATTAAGTGGTTCTTCTTTAAACCTTGGACAAGTATATCCAGCAATAGGAGCAAGAGAAGTATTTAATGTAATATTCGAACAAGCAGGATTTAGCTACACCTCTTCTTTTATCGATTCAAGTGAATTCGATGAATTATTTGTACTTAGTAAAAACAAAGAAGGATTAGGTATCGTACCTGCACCAGGACAAGAAAGCGGTAACTTATTTTCAGCATCTTTAGCAGCAGATTATACGTTAGCAGCAGTACAAGCAGGATTAGATGATGATTTTGTTTTACCATTTACCGGTAGTGTATACGATCCGGGTAGTAACTATAGTACTGCAACTTATTATTATACAGCACCTATAGCAGGAGATTATGTATTTCAAAGCACTGTGTTGTTTAATAATTCAGCACAAGATAGTGGAGAAAGTAATGCTACTGATTATAACCTACTCTTTAACATAGATAAACTTAGTTCAGTATCTGACCCTACAGTCAGGATAGGTCAAACGTCTTTAACAGTAGATGATACTGATAATCCATATTCTGTTAGTGGTCAAGCTTCTACGTTTATGAATGCCGGTGATAGAGCTACAGTAACTTTTGAAGTTAACAATAGAGAGTCAGCAGATGATACTTCGACTACTCTTGTACTAAGTGGTAGTAATTTTAAAACTTCAGTAGCACAATTAGATTACGATAATTTTCCAGTATCAATGTCTTATCAAATCGATAGTTCTATAAAATCTATAGATATGTTTAAGGCGTTACTAACACAGTTTAATTTAGTAGCTTACCCTCAACAAGAGCAATCAAGTGTAATAGCCGTAGAGACGTTCGATACATGGATGAGAAGCGGTGAAGTAAAAGATTGGACAGATAAATTTAATGCAGCTAAAAGAGTATCAATAAAAAACCCAGTAGTTGAACAACCAAGAGAGTTAAGATTTAGTAATGCAGAAGATGACGATAGGATTTCTAATATAGCACAAGAATCAACTCCTAATTTTCAATACGGTACTTTAAGAACTATATCTGATAGTAATTTAACTACAGGAGATAAAGACGTAGAAAGTTTATTTGGTCCTACTGTATTAGCACCTGCTTTATCTTTACAGTCATCTAGCTTTAGTGAAGATCTACCTTTACCTTTCGATCAAACAAGTCCTAACTTTATTATACCTCATTTATATAAGTTTAACAATAAAGAAACTGAATCATTTAAATTTAAACCTAGAATAGGTTATAAATCTTATTATAAAGATTCCGGTAGTAATTCGACAGGATTTAGTGCTACTCCTACTGCATTAAGTGCATCTACTCCATTAGAGGTAGAATCTGATTTATCTTCTCCAGCTACTCAATATATTCAGTCAGGTAGTGGCGGTGTAACAAGATTTACTAATTATTCTACTTTAACTAATTATGAAAATTATCCTGTAACAAGTTCTACTAATGATTTACTGTTTAATAGCACATATAATAAACTAAGTACTTCTAAGACTTTATACTTAAGTGACGGTACAAGTAACTTTAATAACTATTGGAAAAACTATATAAATAGTATCTATTGGCAAGACGGTAGAAAAGTAACTATGGATTTATTCTTTGAAGAGTATGAATACCAAGATATAAAACTAAACGATCAAATAATAATTAACGATAACAA